ACCCAGTTAAGGTAAAACCGTTAGGGCTGCCCGCAGAAGTGCCTAAATCATTATATGTTCCAGATTGCAAACTCCCAGTTCCAAATTTCTTGTCACTTGTGATTATCTTAGCCCCACTAGCGCCTGCAAACTTTCTCTTGTAAGGGCTATAGTCTATAAAGCTCCTAGAGCCGTTTTTCCCATCAAAATTCATAGCTAGTAGGCAGTCAGGCCACCAAGAGGGTTTACTTACACCTCTACTCTTAAAAGCATTTATGATACCAAATATCATTTATTTACCTTTCTTCTTTCAGCGTTAATGCTGTTGTGAGGAAACCCCTTGTTACGGGGGGGGGGTTATTCCTTGTGTAGGACTAATTATCTTCTTTACGTCTCAACCTACTATTCTCTAAAGCTCCTTCCATTCTTGATAGGGTCTTAAGAATATCACTCTGAGATGTTGCCATTTGAACCATCGTACCTTTAAGATCTCTAAGCACTTCCCAAACAGGTTCAATTTTATCATCAATCAACTGACGTGTTTTTATTTCAGTTACAGTTTCACGTTTATGTTCGCTGATAAGCTGTCTAACGTCTTGGGAGTCTTTGACAATATTATCTCTAAGCTGTGCTATAGCCAGTTCTAAATGTGAGTATTTAGTATCACACCTAGAAATAGCACTACAGATAGTTTGGTGAGTTTCCTCATTTTTCTCTTTTGTAGATTTTAATATTGACTCTTGGTTGTCAAGTATCTTTTTATTAATACTATCTAACACTTCTTTTGTTCTAGCAGCCTTCCACATCACCCACCCGCTTATGAACGTGGCGACTCCCGTAAAAGCCCCCACAACTTGTACTAAACTAATATCTGCCATTATAGTGCCTTATTTAATAAGCAGGTTGGATTTATAAAGGCTCAAGACCTCCGAACAAACACCAAGTTTCATCAACCACATCTGTTACCTTACAATAGATTGTAACTAATTCACCTTGCGCTCTAGTGGTGGGGTTTGTTTCATCTGGAACTTCTATCGTAACGTCTGTAGCTCCTACAAAAGATACTTGACCCACACCCTCTTGCCTAAAATGTATTTGATCTCCCGCTGCAAAGATAGATCTTGGGACAGTAACTGTAATAGCTGCTGCGTTATAACAATGAACTATCTGTTCCCTGTTAGTTAGGTCGGGGGTGAATGTTGTCCCTGATTCAAAAGCTAAACTTATTTTACGGGGAGCATAAAGAAACGAACCAACTTCTATCTTGCCTGTTGTCCCTGTAGCACTATCATGGATAATTAATAAACTATCGTTAAGTGCTTCATATACTGGGTTTAAACTTGGTATTGTAGCCATAGTGAATTACCTTATTAAGCTGTTCTTCGCCATACATATTCTACTTTGTATGGAGGGAGGTTTGATGTAGAGCTAATTGAGTGGTTGTGAGATCCGCCGCCGCCACTAGCTGTCGTCTCTTTATCTTTGTAGAGTACATAAGCATTGTCGGTATCTGTACTCTTACTCCCATACCCACCATTATACCCAGGACTCAGAGCTTCTGCATAAGGTGCTGAGGACAATACTGTAGAGTTTTCTATATAGTAATAATCTCTGAATGGGTGTGTATGAGAAGGTATTTGACTAGAGTTTAATGTGGTGCTTCCAGTTACAGAACCATGGTCATGAGCCTTAACACCGCCTGTAGCTCCAGTAGTTTGAAAATCAACATCCCCAGATTTATTACCTACATAGAAATAACCTTCTTCTTTAATCCAAGTACCAAAACCTAAGTATGTGTTTGGGTTTGTAGTGGCCCCACCACCTATACCACTTATCTTACTCCCTATAGGAAATACCAACTGTAAACTTGCAGTTATAGCAGCGGTATATGATGCGGTTATGGACGCTATTGCATCTGTGAGTTGAGTTTGTGTTACTGAGTTTATGTCTGTAGACAGTCTAGTTTTAAGATTGTTATAGGTGATCTTCTTTGAAGCTGTAGCACTAATATCGTACATGGGAATATAATCCCCACTAACTATAGTGGTTTCTATTCCAAGTGTTGGGATTACAGTATTAAACACAACCAAATCAGCCGCTATGTATGCAGAAGTCAGTGCTGAAGTGGCATCTGTAAGCTGAGTTTGTGTTACGTCATTAACCTCAGATTTCATCTGAGCCTTTAATGTACCGTATGAAACTTTCTTTGTTACAGAAGATCCTACATCATAAAATGCAAAGTAATCTCCACTACTCATAGGGGTAGATGTTGGCCACTCGGTTAGTGTCGGCATAGCAGTATCAAGAACAACCAAGTCTGCTGCTTCATACCCTGCTATTAAGTCATTCTCACTGTCTACCAGTTGTGCTGCTGTAACGTGGTCAATGTCGATAGTAAGTTCACTTTTAAGATTACTATAGGTGATCCCTTTGGTTCTATTAGTTGCAACATTGTGCATTAAAAATAAATCACCAGACTCAGTAGTGCTCTGAGTGGGTATTGATGGAATTTCAATAGTCATTAGGTGCCAAGCTCCCCGCCACATTCCCAAACTTCAGAGCTACCAGAACCTTCAACTTTAATAGCCCAAATTGTAGTGCCTACGCCAGAGGTTTTAGGTAAGAAACCTGTCTTACATAAGAAGTCCACTGTACCAGTGCCCCCTGTGAGTGTTACCACCCCAGTAGTCCATTGTCGTATTTCCACCTTATCTCCTATAGAAGCTACCCCACCATTAAAGATATAAGCAGTCGCAGCTACGTTAATAAATCTAAAATACTTACCCGCATCATCCGCTGTATAGGTTCTGCTTGTGGTTGCTTCGTTTACTACCCTAACAATAGACCTATCTTTAAGGTAGTCTAGGTTATCATTGATTGTGTCAAATTGATAATTGATATGTTGTAAAGCTAAAGGTGTACCTGCCAATAAACCATTGGCTTGCATCTCTGGAGGTGGTTGTAATTTATTTTGGTAGGTTGTAGTTATACCGTCTATACTTGCGGTATCTGTTACATCATCACTCGCCCATGTGGGAGTGCTAGGAATTGTCATTAAATAATTCTCTATTGTGTTGTTGTGAAAGAGAGTATTGCTGCGGTTAGTCCTATAGTAGAACCACCTAAATCAACCTCTATAAATAAATTATCATAAGGCCCAATGAGTTCTATGTCATCGCCAGAAGAGTCTGTAATTGTTACCCTACTAGCGTTAGGTTTTAATATAGACCTCTCTATACCAGCGGGGTAATAAGTGATAGAAGCTTCAGCCGCATAGCCTAAGTCTTCTACTACACCAACACCCAACCTAATGCCTATTGGATCTGTACTAGAAGCTAATCGAGCGAGTATTTCTTCTGGGGTAGCAAGATCTACATAGACTGCTGGGATAAAGGAGTCCCCTGTTGAATCCCAAGTAGTGAGTAATCTACAGCCACTAGATACAGCTTTGTTTATACCAGCTTGCATACTCTCAGTTAATATCCCACCCTCTAAACGAAGCGTCCCAAACCTTGTGTCTGGATAAGCTTTAATATCAGCAAAGACAGTATCACTTGTAGTACCACCAGTCTTTATTGACATATTCTTAGCTAGGTTAATAACTTGTGAAGCTGTCCCAGAATCATTAGATGCACTCATCTCAGAGAGAATTGCAGCTTTATATTCTGAATCTAATCTTCCATTTCTTAGTGTGTTAAATAGGTAGCCATAATCATCAAGAGTAGAACCTGTAGCATTGGAGATACAAGTGGCATTGGCCCATTCTTTAATGTCGTCTAAGGTGGTTTGTAAGGACTCTAATATGGAGGTATTAAGCCCTATAACATTAGGCTTATCATCCCACACTGAAGGTAGTTTGCTAAGCCCATCTTCGGTAATACTGACACTTCCTACTATTTCTTCTGCCATGATATTACCTGTTTATGGGGATTCTGCAACTGAAATGTTGCCTAGTGACACGGAAGCGAATTGTGTAGGAGAGATAGTGAATCTGCTTGAAGTGAAAGACCCCACAGCATGTTCCCGTACTTCGATAGATACGATGTTTTTCCCCTGCACATTAGTGTATATAGGGGCATAAAGTTTAGAGGGAATTACATCAATACCTAATCCGAGGGAATTGATATGGTCTAAGACGGAAGTCTTTATAATATCTTCCCACCCCTCTGTTAGTTCTTCTTCTGTGAAGTTTAGCCACCACACATTTACATCCATCTCCAAAGCTGCTGGTCTTGAGAAGTCTATACCACGAGTGATGCCAAATTCATCCACATAATCTACATGAACGTCCCCTACAAGAGGAGTACAAGTACCTTTAGTTTCCCATATAGTTTGTGCAATAAGGTCATTGTCCCCACCATCTACAATGCACTCAATACCGTATGCTGGAATACCACCTACAACAGCTCCCGTAGTATTCTCTACTACAGAAACGTGAGTAACGCCTTCTAGGTTTTTTAACTGAGAAGTTACAGCTCTTGTAGTCCCTCTTTGCGAGGTAGTTGCAGAAGTACGAATCCTAATTCTAAAATCTGCATCTGTCTCTAAATCTCTACCATCAACAGCACTCACCATAATAGGATAAGTTTTATTCCAACCAATTACAGGAGATAATATTCTCCAAGCTGTAGATGGAGTGGCTGCTGTAACTGATCCATCTAAAACAGCTTTAGCTTGTACTTTAGATTTTACAGTGGTTATATCAAAGGAGGTTCCCTTCACCATATTTAAGTTGGCAAAATCATCTGATAATACTGTAATAGTTGTTGCTGTAGAAGTAGCAGAGAGGTTGGCTACGCCAGAGATAGTCCCAGCTAAAGCATCCAATACGTCTGCCATCACTACACCAGACATTGGAGATGTTTCTGTGTAGGTAACACCATTAACTGTAATACTAAAGGCTGTACTGGGGGCACTTGTGTTAATTGTAAATGTTACTTCTACAGAGGATGATGCTTGAATTCTTTTTACTTGTTGTGTAAGGAATCTGTATTTAGTGGAGGAATCTTCTACTTGAGAGAATGAAGGAATGTAAGTATCTTCAGTACCTTCTAACACTATGTCTACAGTAGACTGAGAAGACTGTAATCGACTAATACCCTTAAGGGTAGCTAATTCATCCAATCCCCTTCCTTCAGCAGACTGTAGCCTTTTCTGATTATATGCGTATTCTAAATATTCATAGACAGTAGAGATTTCATCAGCAATAACATTATTCATCTGACCTAATAAAGTATCAGACTTGGTGTTTACGTTTGGGTGTATATGGATCTGTTCATTTGAGACTAGCTCAGCTACTATTTCAGGTAGCCTTGGGATCACTAATCCTTCTGCTGTAAAGGCCATTGAGGCTCCTCTATTAGGATGCTATTATTTCTGTGATTCTAATTATTTCACCAGTGGTTGACTTAACTGAAGCTGTTGTAATCGCTTCTCTAGTTTGTCTATCAAAGGTGGTATCAAAGGTAAGAATCTCTGCTACACCTTCTCTTGATAATATCTGTTGGCGTATTTCAGAATTAAATACTGTGATGGGAACTTTACCAAGGATAGAGAAATTATTATATTCATTCTCAAGCCAAGGGGTGCCATACTCAAGATCGTATAGCCATTCTCCCTTATTAACCTTCAAAGTTATAAATATTCTCTGTCTAACTAGGTCTTGTTCAAGGGAGCAGAGCCTCATAGTGAAATTATCACCTAAGTCTATGTCACCCTCTTTTGTCAGTAGAATGTCCATTACAGGGGTACTCCGGTGGGTGTTACTGGCCCTACAGGTGATGTTGGTGAACCAATATGGGTGTGGGTATGTAAGCTAGTCCCTCCCCCAATTACATCAGTTGTGGCGGTTACTGTGGTATCGACTGTGACATCACTTGTTACATGTAGGGTGCCTATAACCTCTACATTACCTAATACTCTTAAAAGTGTTGATGGGTCAATATCAATATCCCCATTAGCCTTTAATGTCACTACAGCACCACCATTATTAATTACCAATTCACCAGAAGGTTTCATAGATAGTTTACAATCACCAAACTTTAGTTCAACATTATCTACTGAAGGTTTGAGATTATTCAATGATGTGTAGATGCAAGGAAAAGCAATAGCATCTGTTTGGTGGAAGTGTCTACTATCACTAGGCGCTATCTCACCACTACCATCTGAGTGTTGCCAATCTTCAAGACTCCTCATAGAGAAGTTTAGCCACACATTATCCCCCGCTTTAACAGGAAAGGATAACAGCCCACCACCCCCTGCTGGGGACACTATTGGCACCTCGTAGATCACAAGCTCATCATTAGAGATAACTTGTCCTGTTGTCTTTAAACGAGATATGGCGGGTCTTACGTCAACTGTCTGTCTTGTTGCATAACTGTGTACTGCCAACACAATAGCTGGCATAGAAGTGTATAAGTTTTCCCTTGAATATCCATCGAAGAAGTTTTCAAAGATGTCTCTAATGTCAGCCATTTAGTTAGTTCTGTATTTTGAGTAGTGTGACGATTGTATCCCAATCACCGTTTTTCCAATCCATTTTATGTTCTAGTTCTTTTATACTGTAATGACCTTCATAGCCTTTTGCAGTGATGTGGACTAGAGCATCTTTAGTAATGTTTCCGTCCAAGTATAAGTTTAGTTTGAGATCAAAGTTATCTTTAAAGTCATCATCACTTGTCATCTCCTCACCCTTCTTATCCTTAGCTTCCTCCACTTTACCCTTGAACTGACCATCACCCACAGTAACAACCTTTGTAAGCTGTCCACGATGCTCTTTTGGCTCGATATGGAGTCTACCAAGGGATATGTATGCCCTCATACCATTTGAGCTGCAAACGCTCTCTAGGGCTTTCATTGGGCTTCCTTGAGCTACATAACCAGAAGGGTATGCTTTGTTGAGGAGTTCTGTGGCGATAGGTTGGGAGTTGATTTCCCCAAGAGGTATTCCTGCTTTACCTATAGCACTTGCAAGGTGCTCAACAATATCTTTTAACTTACTGTTTGGAGGATAGCTCTTACTTATACTAGCATTCAGAGCCAACATATAAGAAGTAGCTTCAATGTAAGTTATGGTGTTTTGGTACTCTGGAGTATTTCGTATTTTAGTTATTTGACCTATGAACACATGAGGGAGGTTATTACCATCTTGTAGATAACCCCCTCTTATGAAAATACTATCCCCTGTCCTGATCCTACTATATGTAGCTTCAGAGAGGTTGTAGATTTGTACTGTTGTCTTATTTGTATTTGACTTATTTCCACTCTTAGGGTCTGCTATATTTGCAG